TACCCCGTAAGCCCGTCCCCATCGACCTCGCCGAGCTCGAGAAGCTGGCCGCCATGCACTGCACGCAGGAAGAGGCCGCCGCCTGGTTCGGCGTCACGCAGAAGACCATCAGCTACAAACTGCGGATTAAGCCATTCAAGCAGGTATGGGAGACGGGCTGGGCCAAGGGCAATATCAGCCTGCGCCGCACGCAGAAGCAGCGCGCCGACGGCGGCGACAAGACGATGCTGATCTGGCTGGGTAAGCAGTGGCTCGGGCAGAAGGATCACCACGAGTACGCCGACGACTCCGGCGCCGTGGTCGACCGCTGGCTGAAGGGTTTGGGTCGCGGATGAACCTCGCGTCGCTTACCCCAAAGCAGCAATCCGTCTGGGACGCCACGAAGACCCACCGGATGACGATCGCCGACGGCTCCGTGCGCTCCGGTAAGTCCGTCGGTGCCGACGTGGCCTGGATCGACTTCTGCCGTAACGCGCCCGACGGCAACCTGCTCATGGCCGGGAAGACGGAGCGCACCCTGAAGCGAAACATCGTCGACCCGCTGATAGAGATCCTCGGCAGCAAGCGCTGCCGCTACGTGGGCGGCAGCGGCGAGCTTTGGATGCCGGGGCCGCGAGGGCCACGCCGCGTCTACCTGGTCGGCGCCAACGACGAACGCGCCGAGGAGAAGATTCGCGGCCTGACGCTCATCGGCGCCTACGTAGATGAACTCTCGACCGTGCCCGAATCCTTCTTCACGATGCTGCTGTCCCGCCTCTCGCTGGAGGGCGCGCGCCTGTTGGCGACGACGAACCCGGACAGCCCGATGCACTGGCTGAACGTCAAATACCTGCAGCGCGCCGAGGAGTTGTCGCTGGCGCGCTTCCAGTTTCGCCTGCCTGACAACCCACACCTGCCGACGTCGTTCGTCGAGAACCTGCGCCACGAGATCACGGGACTCTGGGCGCGGCGCATGATCGACGGCGAGTGGTGCGTCGCCGAGGGCGCGGTGTATGAGATGTGGGACCCGGCGCGCCATGTGGTCGCGCCCGACGAGCTACCTCCGGTGTCGCGCCTGCTCGCCGTCGGCATTGACTACGGTACTACGGCGCCGACCGCCGGCCTGCTCATCGGAATCAGCCGCGAGAATCGCCCTCGCCTCGTGGTCGTGGACGAGTGGGCGCCGCCCTCGCTCACCGACGCCGGCCTGTCCGTCGACTACCGCAAATGGATCGCGCCGCGCCAGCCCGAGCGCGTCATCATCGACCCCAGCGCCGCGAGCTTCCACAAGCAGCTGTGGGCAGACGGCGTGCAGGGCGTTATCCTCGCCGACAACGCGGTCATTGACGGCATTCGTACCGTGGCATCGCTGCTGGCCGTGGACCGGCTTATCGTCTCGTCGGCCTGCACGCATCTGCTCACAGAGAAGCCATCCTACGCTTGGGACCCGAAGGCTACCGCCAAGGGGCAGGACGCGCCGCTGAAGCAGAACGACCACTGGTGCGACGCGGAGCGCTACGCCATCTTCACCACGCAGAGCCGCTGGAGGCACGAGGTGCCGCTGACAATACCCATCGATATCGAGGAGGCCGCATGAGCCTGTTCAAATGGAAGGACCCACCGCCGGAGCCGGGCGAGTGCGACGAAGTCACCATGTACCACTTCCGTTCGCGTGACGAACATGGGGCCTGCCTGTTTACCTTCGAGGCTGAGAGCGATGAGAAAGCGGCTGAATACGTGCGTCACAGGTTCCGTCTGGGCCGCCCGGGGAAAGAGTATTTTCTCGTCCGCGTGACTACCCTGCGTGAGACGCTTCCCTTCGAGTGTCCATCATGAGCCTGCCCCAAGGCGGCCCCTGGCCACCATACCCCCACGGCGTAGTACTGGCGCAGCAATCGCTGTGGAGCGCCTGGCTGGTCGGTGACCCCGATGGCCTCGCGACCGCGTACTACGACGCCGAGGTCGCCGCCGGCGGCGTGAACCCCTTCGGCGAGCGTCTCCCGCAGCAGTACGCCGGCGGCGTCATCAACCGCGTGGCCCGCTACTTCTGGTCAAGGCCGAGCGTCAGCGGCCAGCGCAAGGCGCGCCTGCACGTGCCGCTCGCCGCCGACATCGCTACCGCCTCGAGCGACCTGCTGTTTTCCGAGCCGCCGCAGTTCGTCTGGCCGGACGCTCCGCCGAAGCCGAAGGCGTTGCCGGGAGTGACGCTTACGCCGACGCCGACGCCGACGGAGAAGCGCATCGACGACATTCTCAACTGCGGTGACTTCCACGCCGACATGATCGAGGCCGCCGAGATCGCCGCGGCGCTCGGCGGCGCCTGGCTGCGCCTCGTTTGGGATACTGACGTCGCCGACCACGTGATGATCGACGCCGTGGGCGCCGACGCCGCAATCGGCGAGTGGCGCTGGGGCAAACTCGAAGCGGTGACCTTCTTCACGGAGTACACGGAAGGCAGCGGCAACAAGGAGGTGATCCGGCATCTAGAGCGCCACGAGCCCGGCGCTATCTATCACGGCCTGTACCGCGGCGACGCCAAGACCCTGGGCCACGTCGAGGCATTGACCGAACACGAGTCGACGGTCCCGTATGTCGACCTCGTCAACGAAGAGGGCGCCATCCTGACCGGCGTCACGGCTATCACCGCCGCCTACGCGGCGAACATGCGCCCGCAGCGCAGATGGCGTAAGGTGCCCGAGCTGAGCCGCCTGGGACGCTCCGACTATGACGGCTGCGAGCCGATGATGGACGCGCTCGACGAGACCTACACCTCGTGGATGCGGGACGTGCGGCTGGCCAAGGCGCGGCTGCTCGTGCCCGAGGACATGCTGCAGAACCTCGGCAAAGGGCAGGGCGCGACATTCGACGTCGACCAGGAAATCTTCGTCGGCCTGAACATTATGCAGGCGAAGGAGACGCCGCAGGCGATCACGGCGCAGCAATTTGCGATTCGCGTCGCCGAGCACCAGCAGACGGCCGAAGCGCTCGTTGACCAGATCCTCGACGCCGCCGGCTACAGCCCCAGCACATTCGGGCGCGGCAACGAAGGCGTGACGACGGCGACTGAAGTCGTGTCTCGTGAGAAGAAGTCGGCGCGGACCCGAGACAAGAAGACGCGCTACTGGTCGCAGGCCCTGGAGCCGCTGCTCACGACGTGGCTGGAGCTCGACGCGGCGATCTTCAAGACCGGCGCCAAGGGCAGCGTCGAAGTCGAGTGGGCGGACGTGTCGCAGCCCGACCCCGAGGTCATGGCGCGCACCGTCGAGACGCTCAACCGCGCCGTGGCCGTGTCGGTGGCGACGAAGGTGAAGATGATTCACCCGGACTGGGACGAGGAAGCGATCACCGAAGAGGTGGCGCTCATCGGCGACGTGCCGGACATCGGACCCCTGCCGTCGTTCGGCGGCAACGGACAAGGACAACCCGACAACGTGACAGCGGAGGTGGGCAGTGGGCTTCCCGAGTAAAGGCACTCCCAAGGACAAGCGAATCAAGGCGAACAAGCCGAAGCCGGCGCCGGTCAAGAAGGGCCAGCCCTTCGGCGGCAAGAAGGCCAACCCATTCAAGAAGAAAGGCTAGGAGACCGACATGGCAGGATTCCTCACAGCATTCGCACGGACCACCCTTGACGCCGCAATCGTCAACGGTGACGTCGTGCGCTACTCGGAGAACGGGTCGAGCGCTTCGGCGCACGTCGCCGCGACCAGCATCGCGGCCTGGACCGCGGCCACCAACGCCGACCCGGCGCACCGCGTGAACACGGCGGCCGTCGACTCGGCTGGTTGCGACGCCGACACCATCACCCTGACCACGTGGTCGGTGTGGGATTCGGCCTCGTCCGTGCAGAAGACGGAATGGACGGCGTTCACGGGCGGGAACGAAGTCTTGAACATCGGGGACAAGGTTTCCTGGGCGGCCGGCGCCTGCGACGTTACGCTGACCTGACATGGCCTCACCGCTGGGACCGCAGTTCGCATCGACGCTAACTGCTGGCGGGATCTTCGCCAACAACCCGACGTATGTCGCCGCCGATGACACGAGCTACGCGACCTCAGCCTCGCTCACCACACGCAGTCAGAACACCTCCGACTACACCGTAGGCCACGACCTCTCGACCATCCCCGACGGCGCCACCATCACGCAAATCGTGGTGAGCGGCAACGTACGTTGTAGTGCCCTGGTTACGGGCGTCGGTTGGGGCATCCAGCTCGTGAAGGCGGGGGCGACGGGAGTCGGCACCGAGGTGTCTGGTGCCATCGCCGTTATCAATACCGACTACGTGCGGACGCAGACCATCACCACCGGCCTCCCCAGCGTCGCCGAGCTCAAGGCGACGGGCGCCACGGGCCTGCGCGTGAAGGTGCGCTGCTACACCGGCAGCGCGACCACGGCGCGGGTGTGGTCACTCGACTACACGATGATCACCGTCACCTACACCGTACCGCAGATCTACGCTGTGGCCGGTACGGTGAACACCACCTCCGCGACGACCGGAGCAGTCAACCGCGACCTCGCCGTGGCGGGCGTGGTCGCGGCGGTGTCGGGCCTCAGCGGCGCGGTCAATCGCAAGCTGGCTGTAGCCGGCGCCGCGGTTGCGTCGTCGGGGTGCGCGGGCGCCGTCACGATTACCCGAGATGTGTCGACGGAGACCTTCCCGGTGACGGGGCAGGTCGACGCCGCTTCCGCAGCCAGCGGAGCAGTCTTCGTCAAGCGAGCAGTCGCGGGGACCATCGCCGCGGCTTCCGGGACCAGCGGAACGGTTACGCGCCGGCGTCCGGTGTCTGGTTCTGGCGTCTGCGCGTCTGGGACTGCGGGAACGGTCACGGTCAAGCGGTCCATCGCAGGCACGATCGCCGTAACCTCTGCCGCGTCTGGGGCCGTGAGCCGCGTCCTGCCTGTCAGTGGTAGCGTCGACGCGACCAGCGGCGCATCCGGCAGCGTGATGATCACCCCGGCGACCGGGGAGCCGCAGACCTACGCTGTTGCCGGAACCGCGAACTGCACCGCGGAGTGTAGCGGCGCAGTATCCATCAAGCGCCTCGTGAGTGGAGTCGCCGAGGCCGCGTCAGGCGTCGCTGGAGCGGTCAACGTGGCGCGCTCCGTGAGCGGCATCGTCGATGCGACCTCCGGCTCGTCTGGCGCCGTCAGCGTCACTGCCGGGGTACTCACGACCTACCCAGTGTCCGGCCGCTGCGACGTAACGTCCGGCGCGAGTGGACTGGTCACGGTCTCCTCGCCACCGGCGATCCGCTACTGGCGCCGCTACGCGCTGCCGCGTCTGTCCCGCAATTGGCGCTGGAGGCGCTGATGCCCGTCAGCCCCGAGATGCCCGACGACCCCCACGGTGAGAACACCTACCACGTCGACGACGAGTGCAGCGCCGTCGGCATGGGCGTACTCGACTGCTTCGCCGAGGGCGCCGAGATGGTCGTGATCCGCACGCACGAGGTCAAGGGGCAGATCCACTACCACCTGTTCGGGCTGCGCGACGATGACGAGCCGACGCTGGAGGTCGGCGCCGATAGGGACGACGAGTAGTGCCCGTCAGCCCTGCCACCGCAGAGCACCTCGCCGCCGGCGTCGTCGCCCACTACCAGGACGCCGAAGCGGCGCTCACCGCCCGCATCGCCTGGGCCGCCACGCAGCAGCTGATGGGTGTCGTCTCAGGTGGGACCGGGACGCGCGCGCGGCTGTCGGGACGTGAGGTCGCCGGCAAGACCGGGACCGCTCAGAACTACCAGGACTCGTGGTTCGTGGGGTACACGCCCAAGCTCGTGACCGCGGTGTGGATGGGCTACTCCAAGGGCTCGATCCCGATGCGCAACGTCCACGGCCAGCGCGCCTTCGGCGGGACGTTCTGCGCGCCGATCTGGCACACGTTCATGTCGTCGGCCCTGGCGGGCAAGGCGAAGGTGCACTTCACTCGTGCGGCGGCGCCACACTATATCTGGAAGGCGTCTTGGTCCGCCGAAGCCAGCAAGGCGGCGGCCGCGGCGAGGCCGAAGCCGAAGCCGAAGCCGAAGCCGAAGCCGCCTACGGACACCACGAGCACGCCCTCGCCCACTTCGACCCCGTAGCATCCCGCGCAACGAGAAGGCCCCGCTCTCCGACCGGAGTGCGGGGCCTTCTGCATGTATGGCACCCGCGACGGCAGCTAGGAACGACGCACCCTCACGATGCCCGACGTGCAGTGGACCTCGACGCCGCGGGGCTCGATGCGGTCGAGGATCAGGTTCATCCCGAGCGTGTCTGACGAGATGTGGCCGGCGATGATGAGGTTCATGTGGAGCACCGAGTCCCACTGGTCCACCGTGTCGGTACTCGTCGCGGGTCCGACGGTCGACACGTCGATGTCCAGCATCGACGCCATTACGGCCTTCAACTTGTCATCAGGAAACATGGACCACCTTGACATGCTCGGGGCGGGGGGCGATCTGCACATTTGAGAGATCGACCCTGTAGTTTCGGCGGCCAGTGGGATCTTCGCCCGCGAGCTCGAGCCCGAGGCGGTCCCAGAAGTCGCTCACCTGGGCGTTCTTCGCGGTGGGGAGATACTCGGCGACGAACGAACGACAGCGGCGGGCACGTGCCGCATCCATGACGTGGCCCCAGAACGATAGCTCGACACCTCGGCCCAGGACCCTGCAACTCAGAAGGAAAGTGTCGACGACGGCAGTCTCCGGACTCTCGTACTTCACGATCACGACCCCGGTCAACCCAGAATCTCCGAACTTGTCGGCTACATGGACTGAATAGACGTCGGCGTTCCCCGAGTCCATGAAGGAGTTGACTTCGGAGACCGTATACCGACGCGTCGTCAGGTTGAACTGGTTCGATTTCTGCGTGAGTTCCGCGATGCGAGCGGCCGACACGCGGTCATTGCGCAGCAGGGTCACCTTCAAGTCGAGCGACGCGAGGTACTCATCCCGGGTCGCATGTCGCGTGCGCTCCTGGCTCGCGAGCGCGAGCAGACGATACTGCTCCGTCTTCGTCGGGCCCTCGGTTGGAACGCGGTCGACGGGGAACAGCTCCCTGATCTGACGCACGAGCCGCGGGTACTCGAAGAGCTTCGCGGGAACCTGCAGGGTCTCCACCATCGGGAGCTGGTTGCGGACGGCTTCGCACTCGAACGTCGAATCGTCCACGAACACGATCGACTCCAGGCCGATGTTGAGATCCGTCGCGATGCTCTCAAGGTTCGTGGCTTTGTCATCCCAATTGACGCGCTTCGCGATGAAATGCTCGTCGCGAAGCACCATGTGCGGATGGGACGCAAGGACTTCGTCAACGTCGGCCGCGTTGTTCTTCGAGCACAGAACAAGTAGAACGCCACGACGCTGCAGTGCCAGGAAGTCGTGCTGAACCTGCCAGTACAGGCTGCCCGGATACCCGTACGGCCCGACTTTGATGCCGTCGGCCAGATCCTCACCGAGGATCCCGCCCCAGAGGGTGTTGTCGCCATCGAGCACGAGGGCCTTGTAGAAGTACGACCCGAAGCCGCGAGTCAGTCGGTAGACCTGTTCCGCGAACCTGTCGAGAAATGCCGGGGTGAACGGAGCGCGGAATCGATGGTAGGAGTGCACGTCGTGCGCAGTGCTCCAACCGAGCTGAGCGGCCAAGGCGCCGGTCGAGACAACATGGACGTTATCGAAGCGGGCCGCCTCGTCCGTGATGACGTCGTTGAACGTCGTCAC